GGACAGGTCATCGGGGAAACTTATGTCAAACGCGAACATCAGAATACCCCCAAAGAGACCTGGCGAGAAACGTATCCTCTCTGTCGATATCGCTCTGATGAAGAGCAAGAAGAGAAAGAAGAAAAACGACGCCACGGCAATCTTTGTGAATCAGATGCTGCCAACAAAGGCAGGCAGGTACGTGAGTAACATCGTGTACGCCGATGGCAATGAGGGTATGCACACAGCAGACCAGGCATTGCTCGTCCGCAAATTGTTCGACGAGTATGAATGCGACTATCTGGTTATCGACGCGAACGGCGTAGGCGCCGGCGTTGCTGACCTGCTGCTCCGCGATATACCAGACCCGGTGACCGGAGATATCTACCCGGCTATATCATGCTGCAACAACCAGGACATGGCAGACCGGTGTATATCAAAAGACGCCAAGAAAGTAATCTGGGCAATCAAGGCAACGTCGAAGTTTAACTCCGACATTGCGTATCTTCTGCGCGAGGGGTTCAGCAGCGGCCGCGTTCGTCTTCTGGACACAGAGATCAACGGCGAGACGAGTATGAATGAGCTGCGCGGATATTCGTCACTCAACCCGTCTGAGCGCACGTTTATGTCTCTGCCGTATGTCCACACCACTCTTCTGATCGACGAGCTGACAAAGCTCCAGCATGAAGAGAAGGATGGGCTCGTCAGAGTATACGAGCGCTCCGGGAAGCGCAAGGATAGATACTCCAGTCTGGCATATAACTACTGGGTCGCCTGCCAAGTCGAGACAAAGATCCGTAAGAGGAGTGTGTCGGCGCAGTCAGGGAACGGCCCCCAGTTTATGTTCCGGGCACCAAAAGTCAAGTAAAGGAGGTGAATGAGTTTGGCAAGAAAAATTGTCGATACAAGCGAAGACAAGACAGAAGTATATAAGGAACCGTTGTCGTTTGACGCGGATGGTTTGATTCGTATCCCGCAAAGGTTCGCGGCGCTCAATCGTTTGATTATGCGGGACTTGAATGGCAGGCTGCGCAGTCCTACCTTCTATAAATACACGAAGGATCAGATTTCACAGTACCTGTCTAACCCATATCGCTACCAGAAGAATCTGCGTAACGCAGCGATCTATCTGTGTGCGGCGAGTTCCCATTTCCGCCGTTTGATCCAGTATTTTGTTGCCCTGTCCGATTTGGCATATGTCGTGTCTCCGTATCGGATCGATACGAGTACGGCGAAGCAATCCATGCTGAGGAAACAGTACAAGCGTACTCTCAACATGCTTTCGGCTATGGACATCAAGAACCAGTTCCCGAAGATCCTCACGGTATGTTTGCGCGAGGATGTCTTCTTCGGAACAATGTGGGTCACCAACGACAACATCACGATCCAGCAGCTCCCGTCTGACTTCTGCGAAATCGCAGTCGTTGAGGGGAACGTGCCAAATGTGTCATTCAACTTCTCGTATTTTGACACGAACCATCAGTATCTTGAGATGTATCCGAAGGAGTTCCAGGATAAGTACGAGCTGTATAAGAGTGACATGACGAAGATGAAGTGGCAGGAACTTGACGCACCCAACTCATTTGCCGTGAAGTGTAACAACGATATCCTCGACTACGCGATCCCCCCGTTCGTAGGTATCTTCCGTGAGATCTACGACCTGGAGGATTACCGTAGCCTGAAGATGACCAAGACAGAACTGGAGAACTATGCGCTCCTGGTCATGAAACTTGGTATCAATAAAGAAGGCGAGTGGGAGATGGACTTCGACAAGGCGCGAGATTTCTACTCCAACCTTGCTGACGTACTCCCGGAGGAAGTCGGTGCAGTTCTGTCACCAATGCCGATTGATAAGATCGGCTTTGAGAAATCGAACACCAGAGACACAGACACAATCGCTGAGGCGGAACAGAATCTGTTTACTGCTGCCGGCGTATCTACTCTCCTGTTCAATAATGACAAGGCTTCCAGTAATGCTCTGCTGCTTTCCATCAAGGCAGACCAGGCGCTTACATATGGCATCGTCAAGAGCATTGAGGAAGTGGTCAACCGTTTCATTCACAGCTACCCGTACGGGAAAAACTTCAGAGTGACTTTCCTGGATTGTTCTCCATATAACCGTAAAGAAATGGGAGAGCAGTATTTGAAAGCGGCGCAGTATGGGTTCCCGACTCTGTCATACTTCTGCGCATCGCAGGGGTTGTCGCAGGCAGACATGGACGGCATGGACTTCCTGGAGAACGAGATTCTCAAGTTGAAGGATCGGTTCAGGCCATTGCTGAGTTCTGCCACCGTCAGCTCCGCAGACGGCGCCGGCAGGCCAACAAAGGATGACGGCGACCTATCGGATTCTGGCGAGTCATCCAGAGAGCATGACGACGGGGACGACAGCCAGCTTGAATGAAAGGAAGATACGGAATGAACTTTATATATGTAATGAGTGTGAAGGACAAGAACAAGATGGTGTCCCTTGGGTATGACCTGATCAGGGAGGACACCAGGAACAGCATGTGGGTATTCAAGAATAAGGACACAACCACATTTGCCTGCGAGGATGAGATATCCGGCGCGGGCATTAAATTTGTGCTTTCCAACACGCTCACATTCTGAAGCAGCAAAGAGCTGCGTTGGGAGGTAGATGCACATGGACAAACAAATCCGGCTGCAGTTTACCGCCTCAATCGAAGATATCTGCGACATCAATGAATCATTTGCCGCCGCGAAGATCCGTGCTTTCTATGTAGGCGGGAACAGGAATGGTTCGTTCATCAGTAAGCAGAGTGCAGAAGATGCGATCCCGACTATGTTCAACTGCCCCATCGTATGCAACTATGATGTTGAGTCCGACACGATTGGCGGACATGACATCGACATTGTTGCAATGGATGACGGAGAACTTAAGCTGGTCAATCTCACTGACGCGGTCGGTGTCATCCCATCTGATGCAATGTATAGGTTCGAAACGATTGAGGAAGAAGACGGATCAACGCACGAGTATTTCGTGGTTGACGCAATCTTGTGGAAGCGGTCTCCTGCGTATGACAAGATCAAGCGGGACGGCATTGTGTCTCAGTCTATGGAGATTACCGTGCTGAATGGTCACATGCAGGGCGACCTGTATGTTATCGAGAAGTTCATCTTCACCGCGTTCTGTCTTCTTGGCGATGGTATCGAACCATGCTTTGAATCTGCGTCGTTGCAGCTTTTCGATAAGGGGAACTGCAGAGAACAGTTTGCTCTGCTTATGAAAGAACTCAAGCAGAGCTTCTCAAAGGTCAATCCATCTTTACAGGATGACAATGATACAACTACTAATTTTGCAACGGAAGGAGGAGAAAAGGAGTTGGACGAGAAAAGTAAACTTGCCGTCGAGTACGGATTCGATATCAACAGTCTGGACTTTTCTGTGGAGGATCTGACTCTCGATGAGCTGCGGGCAAAGTTCGAGGAGATGAAGGCTGCTGATTCAGCGGTCACACCCGCAGATGGTGATCCCGAAAAGGACTTCGCGCTGGAGGGTCAGTTCCGAGGGGAACTCGTTGAGTCTCTGGAATCTGAGAAGATCGAAACCCCGTGGGGTATGGATTGTCACTACTGGTTCTGGGACTATGACCGCGAGGCGTCCGAGGTATACGCCACGGATCTTACAGACTGGAATCTGTATGGGTTCCCGTACTCCACGGACGGCGACCGGGTCGTTGTGGACTTCAAGTGCAAGAAGCGCATGAAGCTCGCCGTGGTTCCATTCGATGAGGGCAGCGCCGCCGCGCGGATGAGCGAGATGTTCACTGCTGTGATGGAGAAGTTCACTGCTGCGAAGGAGGCAGAGATCCAGGCCAAGTTCGACGCAGAGAAGGCGGCTATCGAAGCAAAGTATCAGACAGCGGAGACCACCATCAATCAGATGAATACGGAACTTTCCGAACTGCGCCAGTTCAAGCAGGACAAGCTCAAGGATGAGCGTGCTGCTGACGAGGACGCAGTTTTTGCTATGTTCCCGGATCTGAGTGGGGTTGAGGCGTTTGAGAATCTCCGCAAGAGCTGCGCCGAGATGTCCATCGACGAAATCGAGGACAAGTGCTTTGCGATCCGTGGCCGCAACACATCTGTGCAGAATTTCTCTGCTCAGAAGCCGAAGGCGCCCAGGCTGCCTGTGGAAAAGAGCGGGGCGGCTGACGAGCCCTATGGCGGACTTTTCGTAGAATTTCCGCCAAACAAATAAGAAAAGATTGAAATAAGGAGGAAAATATCATGGCTTATACAGTTTTTCGTTCTGATCTGCTGTCTGGCACTGACGTCGCGGCTGACCTTGTCTCCGCCCGCGTGTACGACAGCGGCGAAAAGATTGCCGTGGAGAACGGCACCATCATCGAGCTCGAAGGTCTGGAGCCCGGCGAGCGCGAGGTTCACAAGGCCAAGCTGGCTACCGCTTCCAGCGAGCTGTCCAAGTGTGTCGTGGTCGGCACCCCCGAGGTGTTCTATGACGAGCGCCTGAAGAATCTCGACCAGTACATCAATGAGCCCAACAAGATCGTGCGCGGCTACATCCTGCGCAGCCGGAACATGTTCTCTGTGACGAAGGAAGGCTTTGTCGGCGGCACCGTTCCTGCTGTCGGCGACGAGGTCGGTATCGGCGCCAAGGGCAAGCTGGACGCTGCCGGCACTGGCTTCGGCGAGTGCATGGCTATTGAGCTGGCTGGCCGCTATACCTACTACGTGATCCGTATCGCAAATACGGAAGTCTAATAAAGGAGGGTGAGATACAATGGCTGATATGAATGAGATTGTCAGACTTGCTGTTGACGCATATCACGGCGTTACCACCAAGTATTCAGTGAACGAGTCCATGGACACTCTGCGCCAGGCTCTGGTCGCTGCCAACAACGGTTCCACCGTTATGAACTACAAAGACATCCGCGACGGCAAGTGCGTCGGTCTGTTCGCTCTGATCGAAGAGATCCTGTCCCGCACCGTCGTCGAGGGCTTCCAGGGCGACGAGTATTTCAACGCTCTGGTCGATTTCCGCAACGTCGCTCTGGGCGACAAGAACATCTTCGAGGTTGCTGACCGTGACCTGTTCGTGGTGGCCGACGCCGCTGATGGTACTCAGGGCATCCGGCGTCAGCGGCTCGGTGGTGTGACACAGACCTCCATTCCCACCTCCTTCAAGGTCGTGAAGATCTACGAGGAGATGAACCGCGTGCTGTCCGGTCAGGTGGACTTCAACTACTTCATCAACAAAGTGGCTGAGTCCTTCCGTCGGAAGCTGCTGGATGACATCTACGGCCTGTGGAGTACCGCTACCGCTGCCGACTTCGGCGGCACCACCTACTTCCCCGCCGCTGGTACATACAGCGAGGACGCCCTGCTCGACCTGATCAACCATGTCGAGGCTGCCGCCAATGGCGCTACCGCCACGATCATCGGCACCAAGAAGGCTGTCCGTAATCTGGCTCCTTCCATCCAGGGCACTGACTCCAAGAGTGACCTGTATAACATGGGCTACTACGGCAACTTCTACGGCACCAGTGTCGTGGTGACTCCTCAGCGTCACAAGGTCGGCTCCACCGACTTCATCTTCCCCGACAATGTCCTGACCGTCATTGCCGGCGACGACAAGCCCATCAAGTGCGTGTACGAAGGCCAGTCCACCGTCATCCTCGGCGACCTGACCAAGAACAGCGACCTTACCCAGGACTACTTCTACGGCGAGAAGTACGGTATGGGCATTGTGCTGGCCGGCGGCAATGCCGGTATCGGCCGTTACGAGATGGCCTAATCAAACACTACGCCAAGTGGCGGCCCTGTATCGCGCAGGGCTGCCACTTACTTTGAATGAAAGGAATGTGAATTATGCCTACTACAACTACTGGCAGTAAGGTGAAGAAGACTACTGCCCCCAGGAAAACTACAGCGCGTGCGAAGAAGGATGCGACTGTACCCGTGGTTGCAGAAGCGACTGCAAATGTGGAAGCCACTGAGACTTCCAAGCCAACTTTCAAGGTCAAAAAGGATCTCAGCCCCACTATGATCGTGACTGTCAAGAACGGGTTCAACGGCACCCTTGTGTATAAGAGCAAGCGCACAGGGGAGCTGTTCATTTGGGACGCTTTCGGCAGCGAGCAGGAGATGGAGCTTCAGGATCTGAAGGCCGCGAAGAACAGCTACAAGGCGTTCTTCATCAACAACTGGTTCCTGTTCGACGATCCTGAGATCGTGGAGTGGCTTGGTATGGAGCAATACTACAAGCACGCTTTGAATACAGAGTCGTTCAATGAACTGTTTGTCAGCGACCCAGAACAGATCGAGGAAACAATCGGCAAGCTGTCAGCCGGACAGAAGAAGTCGGTTGCTTTCCGCGCCAAGCAGCTCATCAAGGACGGCAAAATCGACTCCATCAAGGTGATCAACGCTCTGGAGAAGAGCCTTTCCATCGAGTTGATCGAGCGGTAAGGGGGTGTCGTATGAGCATCTCTTATGATGTGTTCACCGGCGCTTTCCTTGGGAAGGTGACCGAATACGACTTCCTGCGTCTGGACGACCATGATCGAAACGCAACTGTGGACGGCTACATGAAGCGCGCTTGCGCAGAGTTCAACAAGATATGCAAGTACGATCTGCTTGACCGGGATGACGTAGTCCGAGAGTTTGCCACCGACATCCCGGAGGAAGATCTGGACGAGATCGTAGATATCGTATCAGAGGGGATGCTCGTACAGTGGATGAAGCCGTATTTCTACAGAGCAGACAACCTTGAGAACATTCTGAACACAGCGGATTTCTCTGCCTATTCTCCTGCAGAGTTGCTGTACCGTATCACCAATGCCTACAATGAAGCGAAGAGGGACTTCAGAAATATGATAAAGGAATACTCCTACGCCCACGGAGATCTGGTGCATCTGGCGCTATGAAAACAGTGAACGGATACAACCTCTCATCCGAGATGGTATCAAACTATCTGGGCGGACTCGTAAATCAGTTCTTCAAAATCCTCCCCATCAAGGAGAGTGGGGAGCCCTCTCTGAACGAGTTTATGAGGAGTCTCCAGGTTGAGCTGCTTGGGCATAAGAGTCTGATGCGATACCTGGAAAACGACTCGATGTATATGACGCTTTTGTCTATCCTTGAGTATCTTATCAACAACGATTGTGAGACGCACGTCGTGAAGCGTGAGGTATTCAAGGCAATCTCAATCTGTAAGAAGCTGCGTAAAAAGTATTGTGACAAGGGGGCGTGATCCTATGAGTGTATGGAGCACTTACGAGGCACGGTTCGCACCGGATGATCCGACTATGGACCCGAGGCGAAATTCTGTACAGGATCATATCCGGAGCAGGATGCGGCGCAAGATCACCGTGTCCCTGTCATACAAGCGCGTACAGTGCGAGGGGCGTGATATACAGCTTGCCATCGTTGATACGGCAAACGACCTGAGCGCCAAAAAGATATTCTCTATGCCGGAAGAGGAACTCCCGCACGGCTCTATCATCGAGTGGGGTGACTCCCGCTGGTTGGTCACAGAGGCCGACTTTGGGAATGATCTCTGCCAGGAAGGTAAGATGCGCCGGTGTAATTATTACCTGAAGTGGATCAACTCCAAGGGTGATATCATCGGGCGCTGGTGTGTCGTGGAGGACGGCACCAAGTATCTGATTGGTGAACGGCAAGAGGATATGCTGGCGGTTGGTGACGCCAGAATGGCAGTCACGCTCGGCAGGGACTCAGAGACAACTCAGATCAATCGTGGAAGGAGATTCCTGATTGACGATATGGACTCACAAGAAGTTATTGCGTACGAGGTGACCAAGCCAA